ATTTACTTAGTGCAAATCTTTCTCTTTGGGAACTAGAAGATGATATTAGAATACGTGAAAAAAATCAGAATTTTGATGAAATATTCATCGAACTTGCTAGAGCAGTATATCAACAGAATGATTTGAGATCTGATATTAAAAACATGATTAATAAAATTACTGATTCAGATTTTCAAGAAATAAAACAGTATAGTGAGTATAGATCATGATAACAGGAACTAGAAAAATTGAACTTACACCAGAGTCAGTTCTTAAAAAGATTTCAAGTTATGATATTTTTCGTAGATATATGCCTGATACATTCTGGAAGATCAATCAAGCTACTATTTCTCCATTTAGGAAAGAAACTAATCCCTCCTTTCTGATAGGAAATAGAGGAGGTACGCTCACCTTCATAGATTTTACTGACACAGCTAAACGTGGTGATTGTTTTACATTCATGAAACAATTATTTATGCTTACCATGGACGAAGCATTAACTAAGATTGATCAGGATTTTGGACTTGGAATTTCTCACAAAGGAACTAATATTGGTGAATACAAAAAAATAGTAGCAGAATATAAACAACCTGAGGAATTAGGTAAACGTTATGCACTTATTCAAGTAATCACTAGAAAGTTTACTAAAGAGGAATTAGACTATTGGGCCCAGTATTATCAAAACATTGATGATCTGAGAGATAATCACATTCATTCTATAAAATCTCTATTTCTAAATAAGAGTAGATTTGCTTTAAAGGATGATGAACTTCGTTTTGGTTATCTTTATAATGGTCATTGGAAGATTTATAGGCCATATATAGAGAAAAGAACAAAATGGGTTCCAAATAATGTACCTATTACTGCTTTAGATGGTAAAGATGATATCCTAAATTGTAGAAGTACTGTAATGATTCAAAAATCTAAAAAAGATTATATGTTAATGAAAAAAGTATATCCTTATAATATTGCAGTACAAAATGAAGGACATGCTTGTTTCTCTGATGAGAATGTAGAATATATTAGAACTAATTCTACCAGACAGGTTTTATCATTTGATAGTGATGAACCTGGTGTAGCCAATTCACAACAGATTACTAAGATCTTTGGATTTGACTACTGTAATGTTCCTAGAATGTATCTACAGGAGAATATAAAAGATTGGGCAGACTTAGCAAAAGCTCATGGATTAGAAGTTATTAAAGAAATTTTAAAAACGAAAGAATTATTATAATGGAAATATGTATTGATTTTGATGGAACTTGTGTAACACATGACTATCCAAATATAGGTAAAGATATAGGTGCAGTATCTGTATTAAGACAACTTATAGAGAAAGGTCATAGATTAATCTTATTTACAATGAGAGGTGATAGAGTAAATGATGATCTTACTATGGGAACAACTTTAACTAATGCTATAAATTGGTTTAAAGAAAATGATATACCTTTATATGGAATTAATCGTAATCCTGATCAACGTAGTTGGACTACAAGTCCTAAAGCCTATGCTCAATTATATATTGATGATGCTGCTTTAGGTTGTCCTTTAACATCTGATCTAGTAATATCAGATAGACCTTTTGTAGACTGGTACGAAGTTTTAAATTTATTAATAGATAAAGGAATATTATGAGAAAATCAATCACATTTTTAACTTTGGAAATAGAAGTAGAATTTGACTATCAACCAGAAGAAAAGGAAGTAAGAACTCTTTCAAATGGTGATCCTGGTTATCCAGGATATCCTGCTTCAGTAGAAATTAGTAATATTTATTTCAAAGGAGATGATATTACTTCTTTTTTTGAAGAATCAGGACTTATTTATAAATTAGAAGAACAAATATTAACAGAAATTAAAAATTAAACAAAATGGAAACTGTAAAAAATCCAGTAGTAATTTCAAACAACGTATTTAAAGGTGTAGTATGGAACAAAAAATCCATTAAGGCAGTAAATAAAGTTGCACAAGCTTTATTGAATCTCACAGAGTTATTTAAAAGCCAAAACATCAAAATTGATTGTATGATAAAGGTTAATGATGAAAGTGAAAAACAAATTTAAAAATTAAATTAAAATGTCAGACATTAAGACGTACAAAGTATCACAAGCAGCAATGCTAGCAGTGCTGCCACCAGAATCCACAAGAACGTATAATTCTTCATAAATTTTGAAATGTCATAGGAATTAGTTACATTTGGAATATGAAAAATATAACTATAAATTTTATATTAGCAAGAACTTCTGCTAATTATGAAGATATACATTGTACTGGTATATATAGAATATATCACATCATTAAACCATCTATTTTTTACATTGGAAGTGCTTCTTCTAATAAAAGATGGAGAGAGGGTTTTAAACAACGATGGGTAGAACATATCAAAGAACTTCGTAAAAACATTCATCATTCTCCATTCTTACAAAGAGTTATTAATTTATATGGAATAGAAGGATTAAGATTTGAAATAATTGAAAAATGTGAATCTTCTATATGCATACGTAAAGAACAATTTTGGTTAGATTTTTATAAACCATTTAAAAATAAAGGTTATAATACTTGTAAAATTGCAGGAAGTTCTATGGGTTATAAATTTTCTGAAGATCAAATAAAAAATAGAAAAAAAATATTTCAATATGATTTAAAAGGTAAATTCATTGAAGAATATAAAAGTTTAACTGATGCAGCAAAACAAACAAATACTAGAATTAATGAAATCAAAGATTGTGCTAAAAAAAGAATACAATATACGAAAGGACATATATGGAGATATGAAAAAGAAAGTGTAGATTCTATATTTCATATTAAGATTTTTAAGATAGCGTGCTACTTTGATGGACAATTTCAATTTGTAGATTCTTTACAAAAAGTAGAAGAAAAAACAAAAGTCCATAAAAAGTTTATTTATAACTGTATTAATAAAAATCTAAATAAAACATCTAATAATTGGTTATTTAGAAAATACGATATTGAAAATTGTCCAGAAAAAATTGATTGTGTTACAGTATTAAGATATAAATATGAACTTATAGAAAATGAAAAATCTATCATTTTTAATACGTTAATATTATTAACAAGTTATTTAAAAGTTCATAGAAAATATTTTGAAGAAAAAATGAAAGTAACAAATGAAATAGTTTTTAATAATAAAATAATTAAAAAATTAATAAAATGAAAGAAAGTTATTCAGTTTCTAAAGCAATGTTAATAAGTACACCTATACCAGAGAGTACTCGTACTTATAAAAGTTTTTCTCACAAACAGTTAATAGATTTAACTCTTGAGGGTATTCACCATGCAGGATTTCAAGTGGGAAAAGAATTATATTCTTCTGCAAAAGATGGTCTTGTAGCTAATGGAAGATATACTATAGCAAATATAGCTGATTCAGAAATGCAATTACAAATTACATGGAGAAATAGTTATAATAAAAGTTTACCACTAACCTTTTCACTCGGTGCTATGGTGTTAGTATGTTCCAATGGAATGCAAAAATCTCAAGGAATGGGATCTTTTAAGAAAAAACATCAAGGACAAATTCAAAGTTTTACTCCACAAGCTATAGGCGAATACATCAAAGGAGCTGAAGAAGTATTTAAACAAATGCAAATAGAAAGAGAGCAAATGAAACAAGTCACACTCTCAAGAACGCTGCAAGCAGAGATTATAGGAAAAATGTTTATAGAAGCAGAATTTATTAAGTCTACTCAATTGAATATTATCAAAAGAGAACTTGATAATCCTACACATGATTATGGAGATCCTAATAGTTTGTGGTCATTGTATAATTATACAACTTTTGCAATGCGTGAATTGCATCCATCTTTATATCTACAGGATCATATTGATGCTCATTCATTCTTTGTCACTGAATCAGGAATCATAGTTAATACTCCTGAACCTATTACAATTCGTCCTGTAGAAGATAAGAGACAATTAAACTTGTTTGATGAACTTCTTAATCAAGAAACAGAAGAAGTCTTGGCTGAAGTGTATAATAGTGAAGAAGAAGAAGAAGAGGAAGAATGGGAACCAGAACAACTATAGGTGCAAAACCTGCAATAGTAAAAGTTCCAGGAACTTTTATTAAGATTGGTGATTACAGAATAATAAAATCAAGTGTGAAGAGGTATCAACCAAGTAAAAATGGATATATCAACATCTATTTTAACTCCTCAATAAATCATCCTGATTTTAAGAGTTTTCACTATACATCAACTAAGTTACAACAAGAAGTTTTAGACTATTTAGATTCAATTTATTTATGAACAAAAGTAAAACAATACTATCAGAAGAGGCTTTTGAGCCTCTTTTTGGTAGTTGGTGGCCTAAGATTAACAAATTC